GGAGTGATTATGCACGAAACACAACAAGCCTATGAAAGAGTACTAAGGAAGCTAGATAGATTAGATTACATCTTATCCTGTCTAGCCGCTACGGTATGGGGATTCGGCATCGGATTCTGTGGTTATATTTTGATTGACTTTTTGGTAAAATGATCATATAATAACAATATGGAGGAGCGATCATGAAAACCAAACTTACGATAGCCATAGCATTTTTGATAGTATTACCGTTCTTGACAGCCTGCTCATCAGTGCCAGGTTATCACGACACCATGCAAGGCGTGCAGGAGCATGTTGATCGCATACGACACATCAACGCTAAAGTCCAACAGGGACAATTACCATAAGGAGCCGACTATGCTATACCCACAACTATTAACCGCAGTAAGGAACGAGATGGCCAAGGACCGCATCAAGATCCCGGTAAAGGGCTATGTGAGCGAACCTATAGAAGTAAAGACGGAGATCGACCGCGAGCAGGGCTTCCATTGCTATATCACCTCTGACTCATGGACTAGGATAGATAACGCCGTGGGTAGCCTAGAACGTAGCCGCGCTTTCGTTGAATCCAGCCACAGGGCATTGAAGATAGTAGAGAACTTCTACGAGAACATAGATGAAGTCAAGCGCGAGTACAGTATAGCTAACGCCGCCAGACAGCAGGCCCGTGATGAAGAAGAACGCATCCGCCGCGAAGCACGTGAAGCTGACAAGCCCGTGGGAGCAGTATTAGCCAAGACCATAATCAATCGCATGGTAGCCGCGGCCAAGCAGATGAAAGAGAACCGAGTCCGTTGGGAGTCAGTGACCATAAAGACCTCTACCAGAGGCGAACGGATAAACAGAGACATCCGGGTCACCAGCTCAGGTGCGGGTCTTTGCTTGTTTAACCTAGATTGGAGCCGCATCAGCAAGGATCGAGCACAGAAATACATCGCGGATAGCAGTCTAGCCTGCTTGGATGCCAGGGAAGTAGATGTAGCGGATGCTAGAATAGCCAACTTCCTATTAGGCAAAAAGGCCTAGCGATTGGTTGACATTTTGGCAGAAAGATCATATAATAACTATACTAACTAAACAAGGAGCCGGATATGATAGCAACTTTAATACACTCAGCATTCAACGATGAACCAGAACAAGTAGCTAAGATAGACGTGGGTAACCGCACTGGCATGTCTGCACTAGAGTATGTGTATAGAGTAACACAGAACATAGAGGGTAGCTGGTCTAAAGGTGAATACTTCGACGGTGGAGAACCAAACCCAGACTATAACGAAGACATACAGTTAACCACGATGCTAGAGCGTGATGAAGATGGTCGTACTTGGGGATTGCGTTCAACATCGATGGGAGATGTAGTAGAGCTACAAGGCAAGAGATATGTTGTAGCGGCTATGGGATTTAAGCTAGAGTCAGAGCTAACAGAAGCTGACTTGTTTTAATGTTATCAACACACATACACAGAGAGGAAGATATTATGCGAGGCACAGTAAGGATAATGGCAGGCTTGGTAACATTCATAGTAGCTAACGGCTGGTTCTATAACGGCATCGTAACCACTCAGGAGCTGATAGTATTAGCCCTAGGTGGCATAGCTATAGCAGTATGGGGATTGAAAGATGCGGTTGCTAGCCACTTCTAGGCTAGTACTGTTACTATGTGTAGCGCAGTTAACAGCCTGCGCTACTAATAACGACCATGGTCTGATGGATCAGATAGCCAACTGGGAAGGCGAAGCCACTGTGAGATGTGGCGGTCAGGTCAGGATCGAAGACAGGACACCTGAGATGACGGACAGATGCTGACACCATCGGAGTCCATCGGAGGCAATGGTGGGGCAGGGGCAATATATTACGCACTACAATAGTGCGTTTTTTATTTGGTATGGGGTTGTAAATCACCACCCTGAAAAGATAAGTACTTCCCTATAATTTTTTGCACAGCAGATTTTTACCCCCTGCAGACCCATTTCAGCATGATAAAAAAACTGCGCGGCCATTTTTTTTTGGGCTGTACACCCATTTTGATACATACTAGATGCAGGATCAGTTCGTTACACACTTAAACACGTTGTCCGTGGATATCACGGAAGCGTTCCTATTAGATCAGCTACAGAACCGCAAGCGATGGCCTTTCCGCTACTCGCACACTGATCAATACGGTAGCATAGCAGTCATAGACTGGGAAGGTCGACTGTTAGAGCGCCAGTTCGTAGCACGCATGTACAGCATGGACGGATACTTGGATTACCGTAGCTTCATGGACATATACACCGCGGGCTATACCATACAGCTCATTGACGTATTGGATATACACCCTGATCTGCGCACCATAGACACTACCTTGCGTGCATACGGACAGCAGTTTACCGCTAACATATACATGTCACAGCAGGATCGTGGAGCCGCTAGCTTTCCACCACATTCGCACCCTTATGACGTCATAGTAAAGCAGTTATATGGAGAGTGTACGTGGCTTTTAGGTGAAGATAGTGTTCTGCTCACGGGCAGTTCAGCCGTTGCTGTACCCGCTGGCACCCTGCATCAAGTAGTGAGCCATCGCTGTCCTAGAGCGTCATTAACCGTCAATTTTGGCTAGTTTCTGCTGTTTTCCGATATATACTATAAAGCATGCCAGCCAGTGAACGCTATGTCCGATATCGTGCTGACAGCACTATGTAACCCTAAGCACTGTACAGCATGCTTTTTTAATTACTGTGAAAAAACCCGACCCAATCATGACTATAGTAGTGTTGTTGTTATTATTGTTGGTATTAGTGCATATATACTACTAATCCTTGCACAATCGACCTTAGTGCGACGTTCATCCTCATCAGCAAGGTAGAGCACCCAGCAGGAGCAACTCTGCTGGTATTATCTGATCTGTTAACCAGCCACGCTAGCTGTCGCTACCAAATTTTTTGCGCTATCGCTCAGCTACTTCGTAGCTCTGTAAAAATCGCTTTACCGCTCTGCGGCTGATAAATACACGGGAGGAGCAATTATGCCAACATATCTATTACCCAAAGCCCGTAACACCCTATCAGGTGCTACACAAAAGACGCAGAATCTAGATGGTTATCACATACCGCACAGCCAGCGTGCATTAGCACAGGCACAGGCTGATCAGTTAGCGCAGACCTTGACTGAAAGGACTGGAGAGCCGTGGCAGGGGTTTTTGGTGGAATACACGCCTTCGACGAGGCAGGGTTAATCTAAACTGGGAGTCTGTTGCTCTAGGCTTAATTCTTGGTCTTCTAACGCTCTTATCTTTTCAACTATCTCTTCTATGACACCTAGATTCCTTAGGTTTTTGAACACTTGATTCTCCACTGACCATTCGCCTCCGCGAGCCAGTCCAGCTTTTCTCATGTTCGTTAAACGATCTTTTACTGTCCGTAAATCATCTAGATCGCTGTTAGTTAGAGCTAGCTGTATGTCATGGATCATGCTGGCCTGTTTGGCCTGTATAGCAGAGTCATCTACCTCGGGTCGCTGTTTCACGGGCTCGACCAACCACTGGCTGTCGTTGATGCTATAAACGCCCGTGCTGTGATGTTCTTCTTGGGTGCCTTGTACATAGACTTCTACAGGTATACCTTTGATCTTGATATCGTGCTGTTCGTTCCACAGTGCTTTTTTAGCATTGAACAATTCACGCATAGCATCAGTGACTTCACCTTCGACCATTAGGTGCAGGTCTAGATCACTGTAAGGTGTCCAGGTGTAATTAGCGTTACTGCCTGTCAGCGTTAGATCGACTATGTCGAGATCTATGCCTATGAATGTTTCAAAACTATCTGCTATTTTCTTTAGTTTGGCAGTTATCTCGGGTTTTAATCCGTTATCTGACCATATTTTAGGATTGAGGTCACGATTGACCGTGACGCCGTCAAGTTCTTCGTGTAGGTTGTATAGTTCTCTTAGAAGCATACACTATTTAGCCCACCTTAAATGGTAATCTACAGCGGTAACATCATCGTAGAATTCGGCTACTAGATTATACCTACCATTGGATCTTTCTACCATTAGCTGTCCTCGCTCGTGAGGCAGAGATAATAACCACTCTAGATGATCTTGTCCTAGCTCACGCTGTATCCTAGGCCAATCTACGTCTATGTTTTCAGATTCGTAGGTTTCTTCCCAAAACGCCAAATGTATCTTTCTAGTCTTCATCTCCGCCCATGTTGTTTAATATTTCTCTTAACTTGGTGCTTTCAACATGTGCCTTGACTCGTCCTACTGGTACGCCTTGTGTAGGTTCTTCTCTGTTTTCTTGATTTACGTTAGATTTTCGTTTGATGTCGTTTATGATACTAGATGTGCCTCTTGGTGCTGATCCTGAGTGTTCCTGCTCGTCTTCTGGTAGATCTGAAATGCGTAGTGTTTCCATGTTGTATTCTAGATCAACCTTCATACCAACACCACTGCTTGATCTGGTCTTCATTAACTGTATCTGATATCTACCACGCTCACGCATAGCTCTTGATGTAAAGATACCAAATACGTTATCTGCTGTCTGTATCTTGCTCAAACCACCTGAGATATGGCTGTGATCAAATTCTACTTCTTCTACAGCACCCCTGTTTAACTGTGCCGCTGTCACGAACACACAATCTAATTCCATCGCTAGGTTACGCAATTCTTCACTTACATACTTGTCTTTGATGAATAGATCCGCTGGAGATATCTTACGGCTGTTAGGCATTAATAAATCTAAGTAATCTACCAACAACACATCTACACGCTTGCCTACTTTAATCTCATACTCTTTTAGATATGCTCTAACATCATTAGATGTCTTACCACTTGGCATATATTTTACCTGTAGGCTACCTGATTTCTTGCCTATCATCTTAACTTTCATCTCGACATCATCTAAGCTCTTAAACACTTCACGTGTTGGAATGCCTGTGATCATACTATCGATACGCATACTAACTAACGCTTCTGAAAGTTCTAATGTTAGATAAACAACATTGAGTCCCTGTAACGCCCAGTTAACACCTAGATTTGCCAAGAACAAGGATTTGCCAGCACCTGATCCTCCCGCAAAAATATTCAACTCGCCTCGATTCATGCCACCGAACAAACGATTGTCAAGCGCTGGCCATCCCGTCGAAATCTGTCCGTTCTTGTCACGCAATCCCTGTAGCCTAGCTCTAGGATCACTAAAGTAATCTGTACCTAAGTCTTTGGCTAATCCTATCTGTACTGCTTCTTTGATCATGGATTCTACCTGTCCATAATCATTCTTTTCTAATAGATCTGCTGAATTGATGATCGCACGTTCTAATGCTTTGTGTCTAGTAAACTGTTCAAATTCATCCATCAACCAATCTAAGTGTCCTTCTTTGATCTCTTCTGGCTTCTTTAGATCTGTACGGCAATGTGTATTAACCATATCAAAGTCAGGCATCACGCTGTATTGTTTGGTATATTCGTTGATAAACTCCGCCGCATCTTGTAGTTTGCGATCAAACAATGTGTGATCAAAGATACCTTGGCATCTAACAAATGTTTCAGCATTTGAAAGCATCAGTTCAAGATATAGTTTTTGTACTTCTGGTCCGTAATCGTTGTTTTGCATATCTAATTATTATACTTGATTTTAATGTGTTTTGCAAGTGAACCTTTCCACTCTATTCTAGTGTTTTGGCTATATAAAGCGCATCCTATAGCGCTGGCGCTATCTCCAGGTACTGGTAAACTCCATATGCCTTTGAACTGATTCTCTAATTTTTTATTAAACTTGCTGTTCATAGCACATCCGCCCATATATACTAAATTATCACTGTATTCTTTAGCGATATCAAAAACTTTCTGTGCCTGTTTTTCGAATACTTCCTGTACTGCCGCGGCAACATCTGCACGATCAGAATATTGGAAATAACCTTTCCAGTCTCTAACACCTTTGTGTAAATTCTGTCTTAATTGCCAATCGCTAGTCCAAAAATCTTTAACTAATAATTTGTATCTAGTAGGATTTCCTTGATCACTTAATTTTTGTAGTTCGTGTTCTTCACTGATAGGTTTTAGTCCTATTAGATCTGTAAATGCTGAATAAAATAATCCAAGACTAGTTGGATATTTACGGCTCCACACTTTCTCAAAAGTCCTACCACGTGCATACCATATAGTGCTTGATTCCCATTCTCCTAGTGCATCTAACACTACGATAACAGCATTCTTAAATGGAGAAGTTAAGTAACCAGCGGCCGCGTGCGATAAGTGATGCGGAACATATTTAAATTTACGATATTTAATTTTTAATTTTTTCAAATATACTTTAGGAAGTTCGCTGTAACTAAAAGCCCAACGATATTGTCCTGCATATAATTGTCTGGTTTTCTTTAACCAAGCATTCTCATACCAGACGACTTCGTTAGGATGACAACCACCTGCTTTTGTAGCATCCTGTATGAGCTGACGACATAAGAACTGATCGCCAACTACATTGGTATATTCTGAAGAACGTTTCCAAAAAATCAGTTCGCCATCTTTAACAACAGCGATACTAGCATCGTGATTGAGTGCGTTTATTCCCCAAGTAATCATTTGTATATAAAAGGATCCTGTTTTTTAAGTTGTTTAATTCTTTTCTTAAATTGTCTATGCTGTTGGAATTTGCGATAGGGTTTAAGAAGCCATTCAATTATTTTCTTCATATTCTAACCTTTCTATTTTTTGTTCCATTTTATGTTTTGCAACATTAATTTTAATTTGTCCTTGTTGTGCAGTTTTAATGGCATCAACAATTACAAAAAGTTTACCGTATTGTTGTACAGCGTCACTGACATCTTTGATATGATCATCCCAGTTTGGAAATGCTACACTCCAACCTAACTCTGCGGCTTTAGATACTAAGTTTAATCCAGCACTATCTTGATCTGGAATAACGATAACTTCGTGCCCTAAACTATTAATTATCCTAGCCTGTGTGTCATTAACATCGTTAGTGAGTAATGCTACTCCTCCAATGTTTAATGCATCAAACGGACCTTCTACAACAAAAATATATTTTTGTTCTTCTTTTTGATTATCTACATTAAAAACAAATCCGTTATGATGATCGCTGAGATATTTTGGTTTTCCTTTATCAACACGTCTTGATGTATAACCAACTATCTCGTTTTTATATGTAAATGGAATAGTTACACGTTTATCAAATCCTCCTAACGGTGACCAATAAAAATCACCACTCAAAGGATCTTGCCCTCGGCTTTCTAGATACATTATGACTTCTGCAATCTTTTCTTCGATATCACTAGGCAGATCAGTATCAATCCAATCTAGCAATCTAAGACTGCCTTCGGGAAGATCCTTTTTGGTGAATTCTACTTTTGGCTTGAAAGACTCTGGTTTGTATTCGGGGGATTCAGTCTTGAGTGCCTCGAACACAAGATCCTTGATCATATCTTCATTTGCACCTAGCCATCGGCACAACGATTTAAATTTCTCAGACAACCCACGTCCTGGTTGCCAACTAGCAGTGAATTTACAGTTAAAACAGTTAAAGACAATACCGTCAGCAAATCTAATACCACCTCGTTTGCGAGAATCTGGACTATGTCCTCGATGCTGACAACAAGGGGCGTTAAATGATGTCCAACCGCTAGGATTGGATTTTGCTCTCGCAGGGAGTAGTTTTCTAAAAGAATCGATTACCAGAGTCATACATATATTGTACTATCTGTATAATATCGTGTCAAGCGTTCCTGTGTTCGAATTGTTCGGAATATGTTTGATTCTAAAGAAATTCCATTTACCTACCACATTTTTATATAATGTAGTTTCTAGTGAAACAGAAAATGTATTTGAACCCGGGGTTACATCTGAGGATTGTACATCAACCCATTCGTGAGGTACACCTCCTTCGTTTAAACTTGCCTGAATAGTAACTTGCCCAATGTAATTGTTAAAGTTAAATTGGAAAGTGTGCAGACTTTGCGGTACTTCGTTTTCGCCTTTAGTGTCTATAATACTAGAAATATAATAGTCTGGATCTGATTCTCCTAATGTAGCAGGATTTACATATTCAAACTTATTAACAGTTAATGTTTGTGTGGTATCTCCTAAAACATCCCCGGACACTTCTATAGGACTAACAACACCATATTGACTATCAATATATAGTGCTTTTCTATTTGATACTGTATATTCATCCGTGGTGCTATCTGTATTTACAGATGTTCTAGTTTCAGACACTACACTGTATGCATAGAATCCTTTTTCAATATCTTCTAATTCAGCCTTGGTCAAATTAACATAAACTCGACCTTTTACAGCATCTACTGTTATGCAATCTTTAGATAGAATTAAATTTTTATCCTCTCTAGAGATCAGGTTAAATACCAGTGTAGACCCAGTCACGTTTTGCGCTTTTTGATCTGAGTTACGTACCTGTATATCAATACGATTGTCAACACTACGATAAATTTTTAAGTTGCGATTATACACTCTACGATACCTCTCAGTTTGCCAGGAAGCCAACGCATTCGTGAATACGTCTATTTTGTTTGATAATAAATAAACTGAACTTAATTGCATACATTGGACCTTTACTAATATTTATCAATGAAAATTACAGATAATCTAAAAGAAAACTTCCCATTTATTGCGTGTGTCAATCACGTAGATAAAGAGTACGTTGGTATAATTATTAATCAAGATGCTCAAATAACTAGTATGTACGACTATACTTCAATCCGTTCAGAGGAAGAAAAAAAGAGATTCTTAGAACTAGGAGAAGCTTGGTGGTGGGAATCCAATAGGCAAATTCCTATTAATATATTTCTTTCTAGGGAGATTATGTCTTATCGATACGCTATTCGTAATTTTAATACCAAGGATATTAAAGTATTGTTTGGTCCTGTAGTAAGTTTAAACGATATAATCACAAAAAGAATCAAACGTAAATCAATTACACTCGTTAGAAAAACCAAATAAGATAATTACTCTATATGAGTAAAATACTTTTTATTGGTGACAGTCACACTTCGGGATATAGTATTGACCAAGGTCCTATGCCCGATATCTTCATTCCAAAAGTTTGGCATCCTAATAACTACGCAGAAATATACTGTAAAAAACATAATATAGATGGTGTAATATATGCGACTCCAGGAGTTGGAAACGATAGGTATCCCGACTGGATTAGATTTTGTCTTGATATGTATCCTGACATAGATAAACTGATATTACAAACAACATATTGGAATCGCTGGATGCTGTCTAGCAATCTATATAGCACCTTTGAAGAAGAGATTCCATTAGATAACTTTACGGTTCATCAAGACCAATACGACAATATTGATAGATTTATGGACAACATACAACAAGATTGTAATGGTCATTACTTATTTCATGCTAAAACATATCCAGGGCACATGGATCATTTGATATTACCTGATGTAGAAAAACCAGAGCCATTCGAAACAGCAAACTATCTACAGATGAAAGTTTTTAATGAATTGGAAACGTTCATATCTAAACAAAATTATACAAGAAATTTATGTCTAATAGATAGAATGTGTAAAGAAAAAAATGTTAAAGTTTATATGTGGAGACTCAATAAAGATGTGTTCATACCTACCGAGTTAGATGTTTACGGGGATCTAGATATTGTTTTAGAAAGAACACCATGTATTGAGTTTTTAAAGGAAAAAGGTATTGATCATTTAAAACATCATGTAGGTGATGATCAAGAACATTATGATTATTCATTCCACAAAGAAATAGCTGAACAGTTTATTCCTCACCTGATTGGACTGTAAAATCACAGATTAGATTCATCTGTACAACGATCGCAACAGCATAAGCAGTAGCATGTGACTTCTTAAAGAAGTATTCATCACCTTCTGGTTTCTGCCATACTTCCTGCATTACTGTGTTCCAATCTTTACCTACGAGATATCTTTTAGCAGGACGTATTACTGCTAACACTGCCGCTAGTTGTGGAATAGAAGTGGGTTTCATCTTCCTTAGTATTTCACCGTGTCCATTAACGTGGAACAACATATCTGTAAAATCATCTTCTTCTAACAGTCCCCACATAGGTTCTTGATTCATTAGTTCTACAAGATGTTGTTCGTCACGTATGCCTTTGTACAGGCCTACATTTAGAAAATCCAATTTAAAGAAACCCTCTTCGTCCGCTTGATCATATGGAACACTACATAGTCCTTCTACTGCATTAACTGGTACATCATGCAGATACACACCTGTGTTGTGTTTAACCATCTTGCCATCTTCAATACGACTAGCAACTACATGATCAAACAGTTCGAGTGCTTTTTCTCTATCTAAAAAATCTATATCTATATCAGGCATTAGTGTTTTATCGTAGTTTCTAATAATAATAAAGGAAGGTTTTTCTTAAGTGTTTCTGCATAATCTTCTGCATCTTCTATATCATCAAAATTCATTATCTTAACATAGACTGCAGGTGCTTCGTCTTCTTCTACTGCAAAAATTACTAACTCTAAATCTGCAGGACTAAGATACTCTTCATTTTCTTCTAGTTCTTCTAAATCTTCTATAATCAATGGCGGTTTCTTTTTGTCTTTCATTACAGTATCCTCGCTTCGTGTATTACGTCTTTGACTAATTCCGTATCAGCAGGAACTGCTTTGAATCTGCTCATCCAAAATTTAGGATCTATCATAGGTCCTACTATTTCTAATTGTTCGTCATTCATTTGCCTTAACATTTCTTTGCCTGACTTAGTATTTAATAACACCCAAGGACTTATTAACCCTTCTTTAATATCGTGTGTAGCTCGATTAAGATTTACATATTTAAAATAATGTTCCCATGGTGCTTCCTGATCGTCCGCCCAATCCATCATAGTTTTAAGTGTTCTCTGTATAGCACCATCTGCTGGTTCTTTCTTAATCAAGTCAGCGATATATTTTTCATACAATTCATCACGACACCAGTGGTCTAGCTTCACTCCGCTTTTAACAACATATTCTACAAACAGCTCAGGATATATTGGCGCTGTATTAACCATGAAGCTACCAAACTTCACAAATGCTGTGTAATAAGGACTCTTTACAAAATCATCAAACGTTTTTGTTGTTTTACCTTTTTGTGTGAATTCATAAAACTTTTGATAGGTCATTAATCCCATCTGTGTGTGTTTTTCGTTCTTAGCGAGATACCTACGTTTTTGTTCGCAGACATGCACAGCCAAAGTTTTTTCTTTGACGAACTCTTTTTCGCAATATTCACATTTAAAACTTGATAGCATTGATCTGTTTCTTATCCCAACCTAAACTTTCGCAATAGTTTTTGATTTCTTTGTCCGAAGTTATCTTAGCCATAGTTTCGATATCTGCATATTTCATATCCGGAAACAAGTTAGCTAAGAATTCTTCTTTTTTGTTTTTTTGTCTTTTTAAAGGAATCCATTCATGGAAGTGTGTTTTTTTGCTTTCATGTCCGCACATCGCTAGAGTCATCCAAACTAACTTAGGATGCTTTTGTATCTCATTCCAATTTTTATTATAGAACTCATTAACTGTTAGAACATAATGTTCTTGAAGCTCTCTGTTGTTTGTTTTGACGTTACTGATATACCGATTAAGATTCCAAAAATCTAATTTGATTTCTTTCTTGCCTTCGTCTGTGGCGGCATCCCACAGTTCTTTGATACCCATATCGACTGCGGGTATCATATCTTTGAATAAATCTACATATTTGTTAGGCATTTGTGTCTTTTTTAGTTAAATGATATAACATTTTAACACGTTCTATAGCATTTTGCAAGACCGGATTGTCTTCTGCGGCCTCCAATATTTCTTTCCAATGTGCTTCTTCTTCTTTAATGCGGGCATTTTTCGATACTCCGACTTTTTCTTTTTTATCAGAATAAAATTTCCTACGATATATTGTTTCACCCCCGTCGGGAGATTCATAAATGTATGAGTCTGTCATAATGATATCCAAATATTATCTTTTCCAATTTTTTTAACTAATTTATATTTTAATTTTTTTAAAAAAATAGAAACATCTTCTCTTATTTTTTTTCTTTCAAGTTCTACTGTTATCACAGGTTTATAACTATTAATAGTATTTTCGGCTCCTTGTAAAATTTCTAATTCCGAACCCTGTGTATCAATTTTTATTAAATTTGTTTCTAACCCTAAGCTATCTATTGTAATAATTTTTATTTGTTCTTCTTTTAAACTACTTTCATCTAATAGATTATATTCAGATGTAGAAAACAATCCACAATTATTAGAAAGTTTTGGAAGTTTTAATTTTTTATCTTCTTGGATTTTGCCTAACCCTAGATTATACAATTTTATGTTTTTATCGTTTCCACAATTTTTTTCTAAACATATAAAGTTTTCAGCAGAGGGTTCAAACGAATATACCTTATTAAATTTTTTTGCAAATCTTACAGAATGTAGCCCTACATTAGCTCCAGCATCAATAGCTACTTTGAAATCTTTTACATACTTTAATGATTCTTCGAATACTTCTTGTTGATAAAAAGTTTCTGGGTAGTTACTAACGTATTTTTTAAAATGAGAATCAAATAACGGAAAAGCCCACCCGTTAACAAATTTCATAGTTTTGATCCCATAATGAAGTAATTTTTTACAGGAAGTTTTTTGTTAAGCTGTTTTGAAAATTTTTCAAATTCTACATAGTGTTCTTTGTATATATTAAATCCTAAATCTAAAAACTTCTTGCGCCACCACTCTGGAGTTTCTTGTATAAGGTGAGCATTACGACCGTCTGGTAAAATAAGTTTAGCAGGTGCGCAACTTATTAAATGATAGGTATGATTGCAATTATCTGCTATTTCTTCTAATGTTTGATCGATTAGATTGGGTTCAATATGTTCTAAAACATCTGTTGATATGATTAGGTCTACTTGAGATAGTAAATTATCAAACTTAGGGTTGGCAGGATCAAATCCTAAGATATTTGTTTTGGGATAAACTTCTTTTAATTTTTCTACTAGATTTCCTTTGCCACACCCAAAGTCTAAAATGCTTGTTGGAGATATTTTTTCTATAAAGACAGGCAGAAAATCCGGAATTTTTGATCTTTTTCCAAATTTAGTTTTAGCGTGTATCTCTGTATAGATTTTTTTATAACTATCTGAAATCATAATCCTAAACTTCTCTTTACGGTATGATAGTGTAACATACTTTCTTTGTGATCTTTTTGTTCTCCTTTAAATGTTACTAAAGGAGCATGCCCTCTATAGAAGCTCATTATGTCTCCGACTATTGTTTCATGAAATTCATACGTTTCGGAAAGATTTCTTAAAACTTTTTGGTCAATACCTGATCTTAGTCTGTCAAACGGAAACTCTAATAATCGTTTTTTTAGATCTTCTCGAAAACTATTATCTCTACCAAAACTAACTAGACCTGCTAACCATCTAGGTTTTTTATGATGCCTAAGAACATAAATGTTAGATGAAAGTCGATTCCATTGCTCAACCGTAATTTCTCTCCAACAAATTGTGTCACAATCAATAGTTACCACCGGTTCTTTATTTTGAAATAACTCCGCAGATTTGATAAATCTAGAGCATTGTAAATATCCAATTCTATGATCTTCTGATGAAAATTCTTGAGAATCATAATGATACTTAACCCCAGGAAGTTCTTCTATTTTTGTTGCATTAACTATGTTGGCGTGTAATTTAACTGCTGGCGAAAATTTTTGTATACTTTTTAAACAAGTTTCTCCCCATAGTTCGTAATAAGATTGATCACAAGATATAAGAAGATTAATCAAAAGGTTTTCCTAATTTCCTTCCATTCAGCCTCATCTATTTTCAAACACCAGTGTCCGATAGACGTGTCGTCGGGTTTTTTGTTAAACAATATTTTGGCAAATCCTGGATTGTATTTCTTTAGACTGCCGCCTTCGTTTAATTTAAAAAACACTCTATTGCAATAATTGAAACAGTCATCTAAGAAGTATTTCCAATCCCAGTTTTCCTGTCTATCAAACTCTGTTCTAGTTGCTACAATCATGTCATATTTTCTTGGTAAATTCATAGGCTGATTTGGTTTTACCCAGAGTTCAAATCTTTTTAAATTAATAAGCTGACAACATTCTATAAACATTTTTCCTGTAATATCCTCGGTAATATCAGTGCCCTCAACTTCAAGCCCTCTTTGTTCATAGATAAAAGGTAACATTCCTACACCTGTTCCGATATCTAGAACACTTTTAATGTTATTTCCTTCTAACAAAGATAAGTCTGCTATTAATTGTTTTTCGTCCCAGAAGTGGTCCCACCTACGTACATATTTTGATCCGCGGGCTTTTTTATCGTATCTCTTTGCTATTTCCCACATTTTATCTTTGTATTCTTGTTCTTTCATTTTATCTCCGTTTTAAAAGATGTTTAATAGGATCTCCATTTAAACATTCGTCTTCTCGCCACTGGCAATATCCAAGATTATTTAACCATTGCTGTCTTTCAAATAACATTGGACTTTCTAAGTCTTCTAAACTTTTGTTTGATACATCCCATGCCATTGAGCTTGGACACATACTGAACGTTGGAATTCCTTCACACACGCTTTCTGTTAATGCGTTGGAGTTAAATCCAACAACTGCCCATGCATTACTAAAATCAGTATAAAGTCCATCACCTCCTGATAATGAACCTTCTTTAGAAGGGGTGTTACTTATTGTTATTCCTGTTAGATTCAGTGATTCTATAATTTTTATTTGTGCTTGTTTTCTGCTTGGATGAGGTCTAATTAATATATCTCTATCTGTATTTTTTTTAATTTCTTTAATTGTATATGATACAAAGTTTTCATAAGAACCGTGTTTGTCTATTAATTTAGTTAAACTGGTATCTCCGGGTCTCTGTAAAAGAAGAAGGATATATTCTCCTTCTGTCCTCCAAGATTTTATTTCAATATTTTGATCTGTTTTAATTTGATTCCATCTATCAGGCGGGCTATTTTCATTACAATAGTCTCCCTCGTCTCGAAAGTAACTAGTCCAGCTCCATCGATGATATGCCATTGGGTTTGGAGGAGTTGGCATATTTCTTCTAAACACCGCTGACTCTACACAGATAAAAGGCTTACCGCTATCTATAACATATTGATATATTTTACCCAGTTTTTTCTCTCGTTTTCCGCCTTTAATATTTGTTTGTAATAATATGTCTGCAGAATCTATAACAGATTTATTGTCAAATGGTACTATAATTACATCATTAGGTAACGGATGATAAGCCCATAACAATTCTTTAATGGCAACTATTTTAATATTTTTATCGAACATTGTTGATAATTACTACGTCCTAATATTGTAAATTCTCGATCATACCGTTCAACCCATTCTTTCAAGGCCTTGTATTCGTGACGTTCCCAGAGTTCATATTCTGTTTTGTCTCTGAATGGATAAAATTCATCGAATACAATAACTGTTTCTTTAACAATGTGATTGTTTAACAAATCGAAAATAGTTTTTGTGCTAGAATATAAATCACAATCTACATGTAAAAATTTAATCTGTGCCGGAGCAATTTCTTTAATATGTAGTGGAAGTGTAGAATTAAACCATCCTTTCCATAACCGAACATTAGAATGTACACTAGGTAATTGGCCTACTGAAAAATGTCCTTTGGCTACTCTAGGATTTCCTCTAGTAATATCTTTTTTAGTCATTGCCCACGCTTCTGGTAATCCTTCAAAGCTATCAAAACCATGAACTATGTCTTCTAAAAATTTCTCAGCTATCATATTAATTGAAGCACCACTATACACTCCGAATTCTAATACTTCTCCAGTAATAGATACCTGTTCCATCGCAAATTTTAAATGATTGTATCTGTGAGTTCCATTTTTAACAGCAGAGGGAGTAACTAATTGACTATCTATAAAATGAGCTATATTATAATTAGATTTATTAATAATCATAACAGTAACATTAATTTACATTTGAATTCATAAATAATAACCCTCGGTTTCTCACAAACGCTTTTTTTCCTTTTTTAACCTTAAGGTTTAATGTTGATGCTACTCGAACTTGTTTAGTATAGTCCTCATTATAGATCAGCCCATAATTTTTAAAAGTATCGATCCAATATTTTTCTTCTTGTAGATTGACATGATGATGGCCTTCCCAACCAGGAGGAGCATACGTCATTAATATAGTTTTGCAAGATTGGAAGGCTTTTATGAAATTAGGAATATACTGTTCATAGACATGTTCAACAAATTCAACACTCCATCCTATGTCGTATGTTCCTGACAAAGGTGCTGGTCCTTTAGTAAAATCGTGTATTAGAAATCTATCTTCGTTGTATCGATTAACAGTATAATCTCCATCTATGCCTTTTGAATCCAGACCCATTTCTTCTGCTAATTGTACCATTCCTCCGGGACCACAGCCTATATCTAAATAGCTTTTTGCGTTAAAGGTATTTTTTAAAAATGTTAAAGCACCATGATCTAAATGTGTTTTATCAGCATGCCCGCCTAAGTGTTTTTCTAATGCCATTATTTTCTTCTTACTATATTGTAATATTGTTTATTAAGATAATCTTTTAATATCTGCATCGACCATCATTTTTATTAATTCTTCAAATGTTACTTTAGGAGTCCATCCTAACAACGCTGTTGCTTTTGAGCTGTCTCCGCAGAGACTATGTAATTCTGCAGGGCGTTTGAATCTTGGATCTGATTTTACGTATTTTTGATAATCAGTAATACCGACATGATTAAATGCTACGTCTAATAATTCTCCTATACTATGTTGTTCGCCAGTTGATATAACATAATCGCCTGGTTCTTTTTGTTGTACCATCATCCACATCGCTTCAACGTAATCGCCAGCAAATCCCCAATCTCTTTTAGAATCTAAGTTACCTAAAGTTATCGTATCTGAAAGCCCTAATTTAATTCTAGCAACAGCGTCGGTTATTTTTCTTGTAACAAAATCTATTCCTCTTAATGGAGATTCATGATTAAACAAAATACCATTTGAAGCATGAAGACTGTAGCTTTCACGAAAATTAATAGTGATCCAATAAGCATATAGTTTTGATACACCATACGGACTTCTTGGCTTAAACGGAGTATTTTCATGCTGTTTAGTACCGTCACTGTTTCCATACATTTCACTGGTACTTGCTTGATAATATCGTGTACTAGGATTATTCAATCTAATAGAGTTTAGTATGTTCAACGGACCCATAGAATTTGTTTCTGTTGTTAATTTATTAAGTTCCCAACTAGCGCCAACAAAACTCTGTGCCGCTAAATTATAAAATTCTTCTGGTTTAATAGTTTTAATGATATGATTCATAGAATTTTCATCAGTGATATCACCAGTAATTAATTCTATATCATTTTCAATTCCTAAAAATTTAATATTATCTAAATTTGGATTGGAATATCTTTTTATAAGACCGTAGACTTCATATCCTTTCTCTAACAAAAATTTTGATAGATACGGACCGTCTTGACCGGTTAATCCGGTAACAAACGCTATTTTTTTCATTTTAAACTTCCTTGTGACATTTTTGTTTTTTTATCGCCCTTGAAATGAATCATATGTCCGACAAATGTTTTATTAAAATTATTTTTATTCAATGCAGGAGTTAAATTAAAAGATTTAATTTTCTTATTATTTTCAAAGTTAATCCTTGTGGCATCGTAAACATGACAATCTGTAAATGCGTTTAGTGTATAAATTTTATCACTATCATAATACCCTTTATATTCTTCGAAAAACTCTTTTCTATAAGGATGTCCTAAATTAAATGCTAAAAAACCAGTTTCAGTATAATTTCTTGCTCTGCCTAAATAGCTTGTAAAGTATCCTTTAGGAAGAAATTGTTTTAAGTAATCCGAAGTGATTTCTTTTTTAATTAACGTATCAGCATCTAACCATATTAAAATGTCTGTATTAATGTTTTCTGAAGCATGCCAAATAGCATAACTTTTATGACTAAATCTTACAGCATCAAACAAAAAGTTTTTATGTAATTTATTTTTGTTTCTATTTTTAAATTTAACTAAGTCTGGAATTGAATTTTCTAAAGGTATGGTGTTAATTTTTGGACTATTAATTTTTACATTATCGGTATACAAATTTATAACAATGCTTGAATCAAAATACTTTTCTATACCATCAACAAACACGTGTGCATATTCGTTATATCCGGTATCACTAAATGTTGAAACTAGTCCGATTTTCATTTTTTACTAATATATCCTACGCTTGTTCTTTCAATGTCGTCGTGATCGAAATGTGCCCAATATAATTCAAAAGCTAACGTATTTTCTAATGCTTCGAACTGATGATATTCTCCCGGTCTTACGACAGTGTATTGGCCTTCTGTGACTATTGTTTCATCTACTAAGTCATAGTCGTTCTTCCAAACTTTTACAGATAGTTTACCAGATACAACATAAAATCCGTTGAATTTAAATTTGTGTTTATGTTTAGAACAAGTTCCACCTTTTTTAATATCTATACGATGGAATTCTAAACTAGAATTTGCTTCTATGAGTTCAGTTTGACCCCAGACTTTTCCTTCTATCATAACTACCCTTAATTAAGTGCTCTGTTTATTTACCTTAGAGTTTTTTGAACCACACATTGTTAGGACCGACATCATATTTCTTTACTAACTCGGTTACTGCTTGATTTACACCTGGGTAGTCAATATCATGTCCTGTTATCAATCCTCCTTTTTTCAGTTTAGGAGTATATAATTGTATATCTTTTCTTACAAATTCATACTTATGATTACCATCTATAAAAATGATATCAATGGAGTTATCTGGAATAAAATCAGCCAATGTATGACTCATTCCTTTTAATACTATTAATCTATCTCCATATTTTTCTTGTATTTCAGAAGAATAAAATTGACTAATATTAGTATCTATGCCATATACTGTTAAATTAGGAAACAGATCAAGAAGATAAAACGAAGTACCTCCGTTTCTCACACCAATTTCTATCATAGTGTTACAGTTATAAGTTTCTATTAACCACTGAAGAACATGTCTTCTACTACTTTTCTTTCTATTCCATTCTATAGTTCGTGGAACAATTAATCTATCATTGCTATTCGCCATTAGAGCAATTTGTCCAGTTGTATAATTTCGCTCTGTCTAGAAACTTCTTTAACAAAATATGCACACGGAGGATTTAAATCATCATTTAACGGAACAGTTAATAATTGTCCGTTTTTCATTTTAGGAAAATACCATTTAACATCTTGATAGATGTTAAGTATTTCAATAGGCATATATTCTGTTCGATATCCTGCAATTGGATTGAAAACCATTGCGTCAAACCCACGCTCATTGATTGATGTCAGCGGAAGTATTTCTGGATCTAATCCGGATTCGCTATCTGCTACAACCATACACCAATCCAAAGGCATCTGTACTTCGTATCCTCCTATGTTTAACAGTATTGCAGGACTGTTAAATGATTCTAAAAATATAAGAGGCATAAAAAAGAAATCCGGCTCTTGAGGATTGCTGTTGTCTAAAACATTAAATCTCGTACCCTCATCTACCTCCTCTGGCAATTCATTTAGATCAAATGCTCTATTTTCTAACGTTAATATTTTCATTTAGTTTTCCTCATAATTACATTTCTGTGATCATCGTCCCAATCACTTATCTGATATCCAAGTGTTTGACAGAAAGCAATAGCATCTCTATCAGTTCCTTCTTGTTCTATTATTAATAAAGGCGAGTATTTTTCTATGGTATTAACACACCCTTTTAAAACTTTAAGTTCATATCCATCTACATCAATTTTAATATAATCTATATCTGGAAGATTAAATTCGTCTAAGGTATAAAGTTGTTCTTCGTACCAATTCTCTTTAGGAATTTTTCCAGCGGTCATGCTTCCGCCGCCACTTACTTTTTCTATCTTATGTTCGTCAGCTAGTCCGCATTTAAAATGTGTTATCTTTTTTAAATCTACGTTTTTATGAAAAAGTTTTCTTTTTCTATAATCAAAACAAAATACATGATTAAAATCTTTATGAAGATATCTTGTGTACTCTCCATCACGACATCCGATATCTACAGCATTTCGATAATTTTTTATATAAGGAATACTTTTAATCCAAGTTAATTTACAATGATGATTTGGAAATTCCTTAGTTCCATCTGGACTGCAAAAAAAGTCTCTATCAAACCATTCCCATTCGAATGGATTTTCTTTAAAGGTAGTAGGTTCTAAAGGATACATTAAATATTAATCTTTGTAATTGTAAATGGATATTTCGCTTCTTTGTAAAATTTCTTACGTTCTGTTAAATGACGCTTGGCATACTTACAGGTTGACGTTAAGTCCCAGATTTGCACGAAATCTTTGTCCTCCGCTTTGCGAATGCCACGCCCGATACTCTGGATAACCCTAACAAATGACTTACCAGGTTCAATAAGAACGAGGTTAAAAATCCTAGGGATATTAATACCAACAGCGGCAACACCATAAGTAGCAACAATAATCTTGTTATCACTCGTTTTAATTTCATCATACTCCTCCTTGCGTTCGTCTAGTTTTACAGATCCGCTAATGAATACAGCATCCGGTAAGCGTTCCATTAGCTTATTTCCAGTATCAATCCTATTAACTAGTACTAGAGTATTTCCTGATTGGCTAACATCATTGATAGTTTTTGCCATCCATGTTAGTCTAGTATCATCTGTAACAAGAAAAGTATACTCTTCCTGATAGTTTCTAAATTGTTCTACATCTACACTCTGTAAAATATTAATCTGTAGATTTGCTAAAACATTTTTTTGTTGCAAATCATATGCACTGACTCTATTTGTAACAGGTCCTATGCTGGCTAACAAACTTTGATATTGCCATTCTTCTTTAGGAATCGTTCCTGTAAGTCCCCAACGTATTACACAGTTTTTAAAATTTTGTGTCAATAATTTTTTGAGAACATCTGCTTTTGCCTGATGGACTTCATCAATAATTATAGCACTAACTCCTTCTGCGAATTCTGCTAGAGATAATGTGTCTGAATCATAACTCTTTTTATCTAAAACATTTAGACTCTGCCAAGTGCAGATAGTGTGTGTGCGTCCTAGTTCTTTTCTGTCACCGAAGTACACACCCACATCTAATCCTAAGTTGATGTAATCCTCTTCTGTCTGGACTACTAAACTCTTGTTAGGAACGATAACCATAGTCCTACCATACGGCTCACACAGTTGGCTTAGTGTTGCTGTGGTAATAGTCTTTCCAGCACCAGTAGCGACTTCTTGTAATGACTGCGGATTCTCCAAAAACTTATTAACTACATCATACTGATAGTCACGTAACACGATAGGCTTACCTTCTTCGCCGTGTCCTTTAGGCCATACTTTTTCTTGATCTGCCCAATAATTTTCGTCTATCTTTTTGAAGTCAAACGTAGTAGGATGTCGTAAGTCCTCAACTTCTATTTCATAACCGTCGCCTTCTACTATCGGAAGAATAGTTTCGAGATGTGCTAAGAATCCAGTACCGCCTATTCCAAAGAAGCTTACAGTGCCGTCCCATCTTCCTAATCTATAAGCAGGCATATGTCTGGCATATGGCAATTCATACTTTAGTTTGTTCGCTATTTTTCTCCGTGTTTCGACAGCAAGTCCATCTAACTTAATGTTAACTTCGTCTTTAATTACTAATTTACAATTTGCCAATCTCTACCTCACTGTACGGGGTTGGTTCAAACTCATTAGCAAATACAACACACGGATGACTAGAAATCCATTCTCTAGTTAACCTTGTACTCGCTGGAATTAATGCGTTTGTTATTAACATTTTAACAGAAATGTTATCTTTAAACAACCACTTAGGTGGTTTATGGTTAAAAATGTATATCTTACCATCTAACATTTTTCCACCGTATCCTTTGTTCGCTACCCATTCGTTAAAATTAGATTCGTCATTGGCTCTAGTTCTAAATCCAACTTTGATATCTGTATTTTTATATCCTGCGGCTTCTGCTGAAGATGTAATCTGTTCAATCCAATCTAATCCGTCTTGAGATCGATCCATTATAATAGCTATTTTTCCTTCTATATCCAGGCACATCTCAAAAAGTTCTCTAGTATTATGTTTCCAAAAGAACATATTGGTATTTGTAGATGCTATACGTTCCATGTGAGTAATAGGGTTTTTGTCATATAACAATCCCATACTTTTGGCTAGAAATAAATCATTATTGATATTTCCATTTTTATTATTATCGAACCATTGTTGTGTTTCTTCATTTACATTTTTGAGGATGACTTGATTATCGAACACTGTACATCTAGGAAGTATATCTTCTTGATTTTGCCATATCTCTTCCACTTCACTTAGTGCTACCATGAAAGTTTCATCTATTTCAAATTCATATTTCTTACAAAATTCATAAATGTGTATTAGATTGGCTTCATAGATGTTTATGGTTCTAATCTTCCGTTCTGGATGCCACATAGCTCTTGCGGATTCGTTTGTTGTGGGAAACAACTCAACATCAAATGCTTCTAATAATTGATAAGGGAACTTTAAACAGACATTAATATTTTTTTCATTATCAGTTTCTACGAAAACTTTCTTGCTCATATCTATGACACGGAACGGTTGTGCCCATTGAGGATTTTTTATATCCTCGATATAATCAACACCTATGTCGGCCATAGTATTTTTATATTTCTCTAGTATTCTTAAAATATAATTTCCTTGATTTTTCGTAAGAGCGTTGCCGTTTGATATAGTAGTATAAAAACTAGAAGCCGCAGTTCTATCTTGATGCTGTATGACTACACCTTGGACCAATATGGTTGAATAAAATTCGAGAAAGATATCTTCTATGTATGAACTCTGAGACATTTTTATATTATAACAAGTTTAAAATGCTATGTCAAGCATTAATAAAGGGTTCTAAGCGTTTTAACGGAATACCTTGGGCTATTTCTTCTACGGTCCATTCAGTATGGCAAAGTTTTAAGAACCATTCTTCTCTATCCGGAAGTGAAATTTTTTCAATTTCTTCAAACTTTGACGATACAGGATATGCTAAACTACTCAAATCACAGATACATGGAACGCCGCTGATTGCGGCTTGTAATGCAGGACCACTATTATGATTTACAACACAATGATAATTGTAATCTATATCAAAGTCATCATAGGTGCCGGGTATCTGTTTAGGAATTTCTACTTCAACATTTGGCAAATTTAGTTTCAACGGTGATCTAGGATGAGGTCTTACTATGATTTTTCTATCAGTATGATTTTTTATTTCATCGACTGTTTGTTTTACCCAAAGATCCATTGGAGGCATACCTTGCCACTGAAGACTTTTTTGATGTTGTGTAGCTAATAAGATTTCAGATTTTCTATTTTTGTTTTCTTCTTTTAAAGAAACGCCTAATTTTTTAGGTCTATCTAGATCTAAGTCATTCTCATTAGCAAATTGTCCTAGATTATTAATATGCCCTATAGAAATTCTCCAGGTTATATTTCTTCTAAGATTGCCTACTTCTATGATAATAATATTTTTTAAATTAATACGACAGTTATCGTAAATGGCTTTGTTTTGCGCCATTCTTCCATTCCATAACACTGACCAAATAACAGGAACGCCATCATTAGTGATATGATGTCCAAGAGACTTGAGTCCTTGCTCAAATGCATCAAACACAGGATGGCTGTTGAGTGCTCCGTATTCGCGATATAATCTAAAGTTCATAGGTTTCTATAAATAACTGAGTATTTAATTAGAATTATGAGTAAATTTAAAAAAAGATTATCCAAAATTACAAATGATTTAGACAATGCTATTATCTACGGAACTGCATTTAATAAATTAGAAGAAATCTTAGATCTCTTTAATACTGTATTTGTTTTAAGTAATGATCCATTAAAAGTTAGAGCAAAAAATATTGTTTATCTTCCAGATTTACATCAGTTGAATGATTTTACAGGTATTACGATGACATTTGTTGATAAAGATAAAACTAATGATTTGTCGCCATTGATTCCGATACTAGTTAAAGGCAACTCTATGATACTAATCGAAGGCAGAGATATTATAGGCAGAGATAAATCAAAATTACTATACACCTATAGGTTTCAAGCAATTTCGCAATTTAAAACTTTTCATGTATGGAAACAGGGAAAATGACAATTTCAGTAATAACTACTTTTCATAAAGCAGGATACGATCTTTATGGAAAAAGAATGATCGAAACTTTTTTAAAAAATTGGCCTAGTGATATAAAGTTGTATGTCTATGCTGAAGATTGCGAAGTGACAGAATCTGCACCTAATCTTATCGTTAAAGATTTACATTCTTCAAGTCCTGAACTAGTTGCATTCAAAGAAAAGTGGAAAAATATTCCAAAAGCAAATGGAGATGTTAGTGCTGATCCTATTAGAAGTAAAAGAAAAGATTCGGGTAAAGGATTCAAATGGCACGCCATTAGATTTGCACACAAAGTTTACAGTATTTTTTCTTGTGCTAACGAATGTAATACAGAATGGCTGTTGTGGATGGATGCCGATACTATATGTCATAGTCCAATCACACTGAAAGACATTAACAGAATGCTTCCAGGTAAGAAAGAACTTTGTTATCTTGGTAGAAAAGGAAAGTACAGCGAATGCGGACTCTATGCGATGCATCTAACCACTCCAGGATGTAGAGAATTTCTCAAGGAATTTCAGCGTGTCTATGACGAAGCAGAAACTGGAATTTTTACTATGGCAGAATGGCACGATAGTTTTGTGTTTGATAGGGTTCGTGAAAAATTTAATTTAAATTCATTTAATTGGAGTGAATCGTTATCAGATCTAAGACCTAACCCTCGAATGTCAACAGGAGAAGGCCATCCGTTAATCAACTGCGAGTGGGGTGCTTGGTTAGATCATCTTAAAGGTGGAAGGAAACATTTAGGCAAAAGCAAAAGAGATGATTTAAAAATACAACGTACAGAACCTTACTGGCAACAGTTTAGATAAATCTTCTAAAAAACTGCCAAGCCTCTCCTGATTTCATTTCATTAAAATTCCAATGGCACATAGAAATTTTTTCAATCCAGCTCTGTCTTTCAGGTAATTTAGGATTTGGTAAATCAGCAAGATTTAAATTAGATACAGGGTAACTTTGACTATACATCGGTTGAGGATCGGTAAGAAATGCTGGTATTCCTTCTATAATACTAGCGACACTAGGACTACTATTATAAACTACAGTAGCCCAAGCATTCTGTAAATCGTCTGTTAATCTCGGATTGCGACTTATGGTTACATTTTTATGATTTATTCTTATCATCCTAGGCATTTTTTTATCACCAGGATGCAATCTAATAATTATTGGCATTGTAGGCATGTATTGTCTTACTTGGACGATAGTTTGATCTAACCAAACCTGTGCAGGCAACCCCCTCATGGACCATCCGCCGTTTCTTTGTAAACAGATTAAAATATGTTGACCTGATGTTCTCCAAGGTTTTAATGAGATCCCTAAATTAGTACTAATTTTCTGCCATCTTAACGGATCTGGTGCATCGTCAAAATAAAATCCAGTTGTGGGAAATACTCCGTCGAAACTATATCTTAAATAGGTTTTTGTATTTCCCGGATCTGCATATAAGAATAAATTACTATCTACAATTAAAGATTTTTTACCGCTGTTTTTTTGCATTTCTATGGCTTGAGCTCTTAATATTAAATGAGGAGCAGTTTTTCCATGTTCGTGTACGAAACCTTGTATAAGTGCAACATCACAAGGAATAGGATTCATCCCTCTATGTGCGATTGCTTCGTCACCACTAGCCCTAACGCCTGTTAAAAAATTGTCAAGTATTAACGGTTTTTCCGGATTATTATTCCTTGCAGGAATTCCACCATAATATGCCACGGCCTTAAACATGATATTTTCGTACTACAGCTAACGCTGTACCATTTAATAATTCTTCTTTTGTAAACTGACTGTAACTTAATGCACATAACCAATTTGCTAAATTTCCTCGATACAAGTTGTTTACATCACTTAATTTGTTCACGGTTACTGGATTAGTAATATGGCGATCTAAAGTAATCGCCGGAATTCCTGCCCATATCGCTTCGGTAGCGGCATTACTATTAATGTTTACTATACAGTAATAATCCTCATCGCATAATTCTTTGTAAAGATTGGTTCTTTCATTTTTAGGTGCTTTTTCACGAAATTTAATTTTTTTATCTGTATATTGTTTTAACTCTTTTTCAACATCATACTTCCATGTTTTCAGATCGCAATGAAAAATTTGAGCCGCGAACGGTCCTGGTTCTATGATTAGAATATATTCACCGTTTTCTCTCCATTGTGCTGGAAAAGATTTAAAATTTCCTAATCTATCTACAGGCGCCTCGAACAGTTTCCCATAGTGCAAATGATTTTGTATTAATCGATGCCAACGTTTGTTTGGTTCTAAAAAATTAGTATATCCGCTATCTATAAACCAGAAAGGATAATTATTATCTACTTTGGTAACTAATAATTTTTCATTACCAACGGTATTTCTAATTAAACAATTTTCTGAATAGTCAGTAAACTCTGTTCTGCGTACCATAACTGCATTTTTATCAAGATCAAATCCTACACTTTTTACAAAATTTTGTTTTTTATTTTTTTTGTAGTTTTCTAAAATAAATTCTAAACCAAAGTGTTTAATAAAAAATTCTATGTTTCCATGAACCTTTTCATAATAAAAATTTCTTCTATTCTCTAGCTCTTGATTAACTTTATCTCGATAATGTTTCATATCACGAGTTACAGCAGATAGTATCTTATCTTTGAATTTTTTTCTCATTTTAACGAGACTGTATTTTGCTTTGCCTTTTTCTTCGATTATATATTTTTTAACAATAAATTCGTTGTCTGGATGATAATTAATATCTTTTACTGCAGGTAAATGATCTATAAGGCTTAATAAAAAATGTGCGATTTCTTTATTGTTTAATAATAATTTCATTTTTAATATTTTTCTAAAATGTTCCAAGCAGTTCCATTAGTAATTTCTTCCATAGTAAACTGTCCGTAGGCTAGGCTTCGACAGTGTTGCTCTATGATATCATTAGACGGAAAAAACGGATCATTGAGTTTAGATAAATCAGTATTTGCTAAAGGAGTTGCTGAACAAGGGACTGACACAAACGACGGAATGCCATATAATACTGATTCCAATGATGCTATACTATTAAGTGATACAGTAGCATATACCCCCGAATCAAACGCATCATATATAGAATATCCGTGATTTCTTTCGCTTCTAGAACCTTTTATTCTAATTTCTACAGGAAGATTAGTATATTTTTTAATATCGTTAGTAGTTTGTTCACACCAAGTGTCATAATCAATATTATATGCTTTACAGGCTTTAGGATTTGGCATTACTAGTAATATTTTCTTATCGTAATTTTTTCTACCCTTGAATTCCAATCTAGGATCTTGTGCTAATAGTTTTTTCCATCTATCGTCGGGGACACTTCTTAATTTTGAAAGTTGCATTTCATTCTTCACTATTCTATGCCAAATCTTTTTTCCACCAAGGTTTCCTGGACTTGGAAAATTACCTAGATATCCTGTATCGATGTAATAATAATCTTCGTTATTTTCTTTACATCGATTCATATGATCTATTTTAATCACACCTCTATATACGTTAATATCTTTTCTTACTGAACTTTTAAAAGTATCTTCTATAGAAATTTTATCTTCTCTCATTCTGACTCCATCATGTTGTAGAGCTCTTCTTTCCATTCTCTATGATACTCGCAAGTTCTATAATTTTCAAACCATGGTCCGCCTTCGGTATAATGAATTAGTTTAGGTTTTCCGTTTTCAGGTTCTTTATACCAACCTACCAACCAATTCCATTCGGGGGATAGTTCTCCAATTTCTTCATCTTTTAGCCAACTAAATCTGTGTAGGTATTTTCCTGTTGTATCTGGATTATTAATTAATTCTACATTTAAATTTTGATTACTTGGATGACTGCAATTAAACAACATAACGCTCGACCAGTTTTTTCGTGGGTATACCGTCTGTGCTTTTCCATCCATTTTGATTCCTTTTTTAGGAGTGTAATCATGATGTACACACATCACAGCATACTTATTATCTGCTTGCGAAAATAATTCTGCAATATCCGTTTGTAATATCATATCGCAATCCATAAAAACGGCCCATCCATTAAAATTACATAATTCAGGAACCAAAAATCTTGTAAAAGTAAATTCTGTTGATGCTAGTTTATCAACCGGTCTGTCGTAATATCCTTGTTCTCTCAATTCTTTTTGAATTAACGGAGTTACAACAATGTCTTTATTTCTTTTTAAGATACTATGTTTGCAAACCTGATATGCAATATCTTCTCTTGGGTCGTATCCTACAAATACTTTCATTTTAATTCCTCTAACATTTCTTTTGCTTTGCCTGACTTTAATTCGCTAATATGAAATTGTCCATAAGCTAAATGGCAAGCCCATTGATATCGCAGATCGTGGTCTGGATAAAAAGGATTTTCTATTTTACTTAGATCCTGTAAAGATACAGGACTAGCCGCATTTGCAGGCGCTAATGTAAAAGAAGGTATACCGTGAAAAATAGACTCAACAGCCGCTACTGAATTAAAAGTTACCAGTGCAAAAACATCATTGTTTAATGCTTGTTCTAGAGTATCGCTTATTATTCTATTAGTTCGTAACGGGTCTCTTTTTCTTATTTCAATCGGTCGATCGGTATGCTTTCTAATTTCATTAGTCGTGTCACGAATCCAGTCGTGTAAATCTATTCCGTAAAACTTACAAGGTTTTTCATCAGGAACGGCAAGTAAAATCTTTCTACCGTGTTTCTTCCAAGGATTAATTGATTTTCCGAATTGTTTAAATCTATCAGATGGTCTTGAAATAATTTTTCCATGCTGTAAATCATTTTTTACAATTCTGTGCCAATATTTCCAACCGTTAGGATTACTTTTTGTTACTTCATTTCCGAAGTAGCCGGTATCTATATAATAGAAATCTCTATTGTCTTTCCAACATTGTAACATGAATTTTTTCTTTAATATTCCACGTATTACTAATGGATTTTTAGAACTGTCATACTTAAATGTATTAGTGTCGGTTGTTCTTGTTCTACATCCCTCTGCAAACATATTAACATATTCGTCTGAATGCTCTTTACTTAAAAATATCCAGTCGGTCATGATCTAATAATATCCTCTTCTATGCATATATCTCCATACTGTATTTCTACTACACGCAACGGTTCTGTAGTTTCATTAGATAATTGGTGCCATTCTTTTTTATTGATTGTGGTATTTTCATGTTTGTGCATGATAACAACATCGTTAGAATCATTTCTTTTAAGAGTAGCTATACCTTCTGATACTATCCAGTATTCATTTCTGTAATTATGATACTGCATACTTAAAGATTTACCAGGATCTACAGTTAATTCTTTAACAACCATAGTTGGTTCTAATGGACCATGGACTTCGTGTAGAACTCTATAATATCCCCAATTTCGTATTGTTTTGGGTGCTTTATAATCTTCTAGTATCCATGAACTAGAGTTCTTTTTGTCTTCGCCTCCAACTCCAAATACGAATTCAATATTATCAACACCACTATCCATTTCTGGAATATTCTCTTTAGTTCTGTCTCCACCATTTGCAAAAATAATTTTATCATCTGGATATAGTAGTCTAGCATTACGTATCGCTTCCTTAGCACTGCCGTCAGAATCGTCAAACAACACTGTATGATCTACCATCTTTAGATGTTTTATGATGTTAACTCTTTCCGAGACGGGCATGAAAGATCTTCCTTTTTTACGGGATAACCAAGCATCACTGTTCACTCCGACTAATAGAATATCTCCAAGTTTTTTAGCCGATTCGAAGTATGCGATATGCCCAGAATGCAGAGGATCGAATCCTCCTGTTACTACTACAATAGTTTTCATAGTGATATTTATCTACGCATATTATATCATAGATAAAAGTATGAATAACTAAAGAGAGGCGTCTTCTAGTCCTGCTGTTCTTAGTTTTACGATATTAGATAATTGCCATTGTTTAATGTCTAGTCCTTTGATAACACCTAGCCATTTGTTTCTCAACAACGCAACTTCGTTGATTATTTTTTCAAAGTCTACTACTTCCGATTCACCATCCACAAACTTTTCACAGTCTCGAGAACTCAACGAACGCTGATAATTCTCGAGATACTTGCGAAAATTTTGACTACGTAATCTACGCAGTTCGATGTTAAGATATTCGAGGATCGCTTCTATTTCCTGCAACTGATTAAATCTATTTTCTACTATGCCGGGCATCTGTGCTGATGCTTTTTCAATACTGCCTGATACTTTGACATCTATCTTGGCCTGTAATAGCTCAGCTTCGTAGTATGCTACCGCATCGGGTATGTTTGAGACATCCTTAGAAATTTTATCGTACCAGTTCAATTAATCCTCGTCATCATCATAGTATTCATCATCGCTCTCTATTTCTTCACCATCAATCGCATATTCTATCGCTGTGTCAAGATGTGGATCGATGCCTTCGAGATTTGCGAGAGCAGATTCTTTTATATCATGATCCAACAAAAGATTAACGTATTCCATAGCTGTTTCGTCTTTTGCTTTCTCAGGAAGTTTTTCAACTATCATGATCCAGATATCTGCAATTAAATCTTCATTCATTCTTCGATTGTCTCCGATGGTTGTTGAGTAGTTTCAATAGTTGATGTGTGAACGTCACCGTGTCCGTCTACAACTTCTTCTACATCTTCATTTACCTCTTCGGCATCGACCATGGTTGGTTTTTTGGCTATATCTTGCATCACCATATGTAATTTCTCACCATCCCAATTTTTGCGATATTCTAAATGCACTTCACCGTTAAGGTCAATGTATTTAAGCCTATTGCCGTCTTTTTTCAGTAGTCCTTTTGCTTCGAAAAGATCAACTAAACCACTGTAAGGATTCATACCTGTTTCATATGGAATCTTAACTTGTACTGATTCGAATGGTTTTGCGTAACGTGTTTTCATAACCTTACAAGCGGCTCTGATACCACGTACATCTGTAACTTTGTTACCATCCTCATCTTCTTTAAGTTTAAGTTTCTTCATTGCTACAACGATAGAGGATGCATAGATAAAGCCTTGACCACCACTAATTTTGTCATCTGGATCAAACATATCCTGCGATGCATATGTATGATTAGTTGCTACCAGTCCTACGTTAGCGGTTCCGAACATATTAACGCAGTTTCTAACAAGCGCTGTTAGTGCTTTAGGCTTACGGCCCATATCACCTTTTAAGTCACCTGCTTCAAACTGATTAACATCTGTAGGAGTTAATAACATACCTAGAGAGTCGATAACGAACAATACTTTAGGACGATCTTCATCCGCCATTTCTTTATACTCTTTCATAAATTCAACAACAGTTTTTGCTACATCGTCGATCATCGCCATATTAAGTTTTAACAACTTATCTTCTGAAGTATCTACATTGAGTGCTTTCAACCATGCTTCGTCTAATGCGTTTTCGCTGTCAATTAATACTACAAACACTCCCTGTTCTTGTGCGTGTTTGATGATATTTCCTGAACAGATATATGATTTACCTGCTCCAGACTCTCCTGCGAACACAGTTACTTTACCTAACGGAATACCTTTATTGAAATCTCCACTAATTAGATAGTTAAGAGCATAGTTACCTGTTGATATCCAATCTGTAGGATCGTTGAATCCGATACCTAGTCCTGTGATACTTTTAGTAATACTTTTTCTAAATTTACTTACATCAAATGCTTTTGCCATAATAGTTCCCTAATAAAATGTGCGGGCGAACCCGCACTATTTTTAATTACTTCTGTCTGTTTCTGATCATTGCTAAAATATCGTGTGCTCTGCTTTTATCTTCTCCGCCTTCTGTTGATACTTCTTGTGTAGGAGTAGATTGAACTGCTGGAGCTTCTTGTACAGGAGCAGGAGTTTCTGTTACAGTAGTTGCCGGAGCCGCGGCAGGAGCAGACGATTGTGTATTTGGATCACCTGTTTGTTGTGACATTCCTGCTGGACGGAAATACTGTCCAAATCTTTCTGGATCATATGCTTCACCATCTACAGATGCTTGGAACATTTCATACATCACTTTAAGTTCAACATCAGTTGGCTTTTTAGGAAGGAAATCTGACAAATTGAATAATCCGTGTGCATCAAGCGCCGCTTTTTCTGCATCATCTAATGCACGTTCTCTACGTGACCATTTTGATGTTGAATAATCTGCAAATCCACCTTTTGATGTTTTAGCGATTCTAAAGTCAACGCCACGTAGGTAATCTGTAGGCAATTCTTCTAACTCTGGATCCATCAATGCAGATTTAATAATTTGGAAAATCTGTGGTCCAATAATAAATCTACGGATTGGATTGTCTGGAGTTGTATCTTCACCTAGTGGATCCTCAACTACAAATCCTTGGAAAATGTATGAACGTTTTTTCCAATACTTACGACCCATGTCTTCTAGTGATTTGTCTTTGAACCAACCACGCACTTCTGATAAGATTGGACATGCTGTACCATCATTGTACATTTCTACACATGGTACTTGTACCTGTACTGGACGTGAATCTGTTTCACCCTTGATACCTGCGAATGGTAATTTAATCATCGCACGTTCTGCCCAGAAGAAAGTGTTGTCTGTATTACCGTCTGGTAAGAATCTTAGTACCGCTTCTTTGTTTTCTTGCATGTTCCAGTGTGGATAGATTGCGTTATCACCACCTGATGTTTGACGGGTACCGCTTGTATTGTTTTGTGCTTCTTGAAGTTTTGCACGAATTTCTGCTAATGTTGCCATTATAAGCCTCCTAAATTTAGCCTTATTGTTAAAATGTAATATGCCTTACGCATAAGTTATATTATGCGTTATCTATTTAGCATTGTCAATAGTAATTTGATATTTTTTTAGACTTTGTTTGCCAAAAGAAAAGGTATCCGAAGATACCTTTCTTTTCTACGCTTTAGTGCTTCTTACTTCACCGCTAGCTCTTTGATACGAGCTAATTCTTCTAATTCGTCAGCGCCTTGTTCTTGATGTGGTGCCATACGTTCTACAAATTTACGTGCCACTGATTCAGCCTGTTCACCAAACTTTTTGCCTACCATTGTGCATACACCTTCTGGGCCTTTTGGAAAACTACTTGATTCTTTATCATAAAAGCTCATGATAAATTCTGCTAATTCTTTTGTGTTTAATCGTTGTGGCTCATCTGTTTCTTCCTCAGATGATTCTACTGAAGTTTCCATATCTCCGAAATCTAATTGATCTACTACTTCTGGAGCATTGTTTTCTAGCCAAGTTTTTACTAAAGTTCTGCCATCGCTATCTGTATCTTGTTTTGATTGATCTTTGATAGCCTTGTATAGTTCAGGATCTTCTATAATGCCTTTTAAACTATTGATAGCATTTGAGCCATCAACTCCTAATGGAAATTCTTGCCCTACTAATTCTTGTAATTCTTTTACTGCTAGTTTCTGTTCTTCAGGATCTTGGCTGGCAATAGCACTGCCTTCTCCTAAGTTCATAGCCCATTCTTCGAATTTTGAAAATACGTCTTCTTTTTCTGTTTTTACATCCTCGCCTGCGACCTCTTCATCTTCTGTTGTCATAGCGACTATGTCGTCATAGCCTATGGTGTTTTCTTCCTGCATCAATCTATATAGAACTGGGAAAACACTAGCGATATCTTCTTTGAAATTTTTCACTGTAAATTGTTCTTTGAATTGTTCTGCTATTTCTTCTGGAACATCATATTGTGGTTTTGCCTCAAATGATTCTTTATATTCTTCGTAATGGCTTTGCTTGCTTAACTTTTGAATTTTTTCACGCAAAGCATCTAACTGTCCTTTGCCTCTCTCTACTAATGAGTTAGTATCGCTGTTCATTAAATCGTTGCGTACCACATAGTTAGTGAAACTTTTTAATTGTGCTATTTCTTCGCTCATCTGGATGATGCTTTCACCAATCTCGTCATACGGTAAGCCACCGTTAGCAACATGACGTTGCATAGCACGAGCGCCTGCTAGATGAATGAATGGATATTTAAATCTTTCACCTTCTTGATTCTCAACAAACAATGCTGAAATGTTTCTCGATCTAGCACCCGGTTGCTGATCATCTTCTAGCGTTTTGCTGTGTTTGATGATTAATCTAGTATCTTCTAGTTTTTGGAAACTCTGTGTTTTAGTTCCATATAAATTACTTTCGTTCATTACACCTTCTCCGACAGGTTTTTGTATTGCGTTATTTGATGTTGGTTGTGGATTAGCATATTGGCTTAAAAATGCGTAATCTCTTTTGTCTAAACTATCTTTAGCGATATCGCGTGTATCAAAATTTAACAGTCTGCGTTTAGCAAATGCTCTTAATTCTTTTAAGAAACCGTACCATTTATCTTTCTGTTCATCGTCCATGCCTTCGGTGATACCGTTGCTGAAATAAACTTTCATAGAATTAGGCTCAGCAAGACTAACTGTTACGTGTCCTATTGCGTTCTCGCCTTCCATGTAATTAAAGTCAAAGAATCTAGCTTCTTCAGGGTTGATGGTAATCTCACCTGTTTCGGCACCTAGTTTTAAACCTGAAAATCTACTTCTTACTTTGTAGAATAAATCAGTCGCGATATTGTTTGTAGCATCCATAGTAGTATTTATCAATAACCTCCGCTAACGAATATTGGCAATGGTAACTCTTCGTCGCTCATCTTATCCGTCATTTTTTCATAGATCTTAGGATCCCAATCACTTAATACACTAGCCATCCTAATAATCAACAGCATAGCAGATACTAGATCGTCATGTTCTCCAGTCTTAGCGCCAAAGCCTGTGCCATGTGCTACGAAAGTTTTAAGTTCTGAAATCAAAGGCTTGGAATGCAATGACATCTTGCGTGTTTCTAATAGATTTTTAAGTTGGCTACAAGCACTTATTTTAGTCCTGTGTGTGGTATTAAAACCTTTACGGAATCTACGCACATGTCCTTTGCGTATGGGTTCGCTTAAGAACAGCCCGTGTATATTTTCTTCACCCATGTTATCTATACAGACGAGTGCGGCTTCACCTAAAGTATTGTTTTCTACAGAGTAATAAATCTGTATGTTACTGTTTCCTTTTTCTACAGCTCTTTCATGTATATGTCTTGTTATATCTCTCAAAACTTTTACCTGCTGTTGGATCGGAGTGAGATTGTGTTGCCATTCTGCTACCTGTTCCATGCTAGGCATTTCAAATACTTGTATGGCACCATAGTCACCGCCCGTGCCTAAACTAGGATCTAAACTTACTAGATAAGTTGATTTCGGATCGATATCTTTATACCAGCGTGTCTGCCCCATAGTGCTTACAGGTTCTTTTCCTTCTAGCTCTGCTAACTTAACACTGTTAATTAAAGTTTCATCGAAGATCAAGAACTCACAGTCAAACTCACGTCGGAAACGTTCTTCACCGATTTTAGCACGCTCCTGCTGAGCCCACGCATCGTCTCTATCAGGATGATCAGTCCAGGGAGCGAAATAAGGGTAGAACCCGTTTGTTCCTACTAGCTGGTCATTACCGTATTCGTCAAATTTTTTGTTTGCTTCTGTCCATAACATAGCAAACTGATCTTCGTCTGAGTTTGGTGTTGATGTAACTATACAACGACCGCCTGTTGATAAGGTTGGAGATAACGCAGTCCAGAACTCTTTGGCTTTTTCAGGAGGTTGTACGAAAGCAAACTCGTCACAGTATATCAATGAAAGTGATTTACCACGACCAGTGTTTTCTGTTGTAGTGGTTGCTTGTATCCTAGCACCATTATCAAATTCAATGGTATTACGGTTGTAACTGTAAACACCGGCACGTATAAAATCAGGTAAGTTCTCATAACCAAAACGATATCTATTCATAATATCTTGTGCGCCTGTGTATTTGTGCGCGGCTATTAGTACCTGTGCTTCAGGAACAAACATAGTGTACCATAATAAGTAACCACTAGCACAGGTAGTCTTACCCATTTGCCTTGGTAACATAGCGATAGTATATTTGTGATCATTGTAAGCACGTATTAAGTGTTCTTGGAAGCCGTAAGGAACAAAAGGAATATTACCTAATACTGGATGTTGAATTTTTAAGAAATTTTTACAGAAGTATAGAGCTCCTTCATTTGGATCCATACATTTTTCTAGATGCTCGACTTGCTCAAGTGTATACTTTTGAGCTTTGTGTGCTTTCTTGATTAAATTACCGTCTAAGGATTTTGCCATACAAGTATTTACAGAAAAAAATAGGCTCTGGCGAGCCTATTTGGAATTTCTAACGATTATGCAAAGTTGAATGATGTTTTAACTAACGCTGATACTCCAGTATAGTCAATTTCACCAGAACCACTTAAATCTGTTAATGCGATAATCTCATCTTCGATCTGTTCAACTAACGTTTCAGCGCCTGACCCGTCCCAATCTAACGATTCGTTAGTTTGTTCAACAGCAAATGCCATCACTTGATTTGTTGAATGTAGATCACCGCGGATAACTATAGTGGCGTACTTAGATACAATACCGATAACTCTATCAATCGCTTTACCTGGTGCAGTTTGGCCATTTACTGCTGTGCCAAAATCTACTTCAAACAATGTTAATGGTTTATTACCATTGTATGATATTGATGTTACATCAATAATTGGGTTTGATTTAGTTACCGTTGCCATTATTCAGCTCCCTTCTTAAGTTCTGCAAGTCTTTGTTGTAATTCTGCTTTAATGCTTTCTCTCATATCCTGCATTGGGTTATCACCACCTGCTACTTTAGGATATGTGCCTTTTTTCTTGTTAAGATCATCACCGTTATGAACATTATCAGAATGTTTTACTTCATCTGGTTCATTTGAATACGCTTCTTCTTCTTTATCGTCCATGTCTAATGGAAGTTTAACTATTTTAGGCAACTCCATTGGTTTTTCAGGCTGATTGATCATATCTGGATTCACTTTAGTAAACAGTTTCATCAATTCACCGATTTCTTCAACACCTTGAGCTGTCATAGTAACATTCATAGTTGGCTTTGGCTCGTCGTGTGCTTCTGGACCCATTGACATTTCTCCTGGGCATTCTTCAACACCTTCTTCTTCTACTGTTTCTTCTGTTTCTTCAGCTGTTTCTTCTACTGCTGGTTCAACGGTTTCTTCAGCTGTTTCTTCTACTGCCGGTTCAACGATTTCTTCAGTGGTTTCTTCTACAGGTGCCTCAACTTCTTCATCTTTGATTTCCTCAGCGATGTCAAGTTCACGCATCTTTGCCATTAATTGATTAAAATCCATAATTAACTCCCCATAGGGCTTTTAGCACCCTCTTTAGTTTTAACTTTAGGTGCAGACCCTAATACATCAGGCTTGCCCTTATCCTGCCCCAATTCTTTTTTACGTTCTTTAGACACTTTTTCTAATTCTTTTAAGAATGATTTGTTGTAATCATTACCGAAATAGTCTTTGTGTTTTGCTACTACAGCATCTTCCTTGTAAGTTGGATCAGACAACTTTGCGGCACCTGATGGGGTTTCTTGCATAGTCATTTGATCTACTTCTGACGGTTCCCCTGCCCCACGCACACGGAAACAGCAGTCATCTAATCCCATTTCTGTAAGATGCGTAGCGATTTCGTGTGGTGTAATTGGGTATTCACACATCATATCGAAAATATGAACTTCTTTATTTTCTAATTCTGGAAAATCTAAAGGAAGTTCTTGTACAGGAGTAGTTGATATTTTCTCAAATGTTGCTAGAGAGCATTTGTCTAACTTTGCTTTCAAACTTTTTTCAAAGTTTTCAGGCAATTCACCTGCTACTTTTAGTTTAAAACTATAAGTTTTTTTGCTTTCGGCGAGATATTCTTTAAATGTTTTCATAGTAATGTATTTAGTCCTTTTTACCTAATTTTTTAAGTAACTCATTGCGGTCTGATATCACGTAACCTTCTCCATTTACGATTTCATCATCGTCGCTGTCTGTTCTATTGCTTTGATCTATTTTTAATTTTCTTAATTGTAGGTCGATGGCTTTTAATTTCTTATCCATTTTTGAAGTTTTTGCATCTATGGCGTTACGGATCATGCTACTAGCAACTTCAAAGATTCGTCCGGCATATCTAACTTCTACGTTCATACCTAGATCCATTAGATCGTCATAGGCATCTTCGGATTTTTGTGCTAAATGGTCAAGTTCTTTGTCATCTAATAGATCTAATTCTCTAATTTGAGGTAAATCTTTGGTTATTTGAGCGATAGCTTTGGCTTGATCGTCTATGCTACGGACTTCCTCGTGTGCGGCTTTAGTTATTTCAGGACTTACCTCTTTCTTTTGCTCGATAGGTTCTTCCTTAGAAACTTCTGTTTCTTGCGCAGTATCTAAATTGAATAAATCTTCTAATTTCTTAGTCATGTTTATATTTAGTTGGTAATGTGTCGTCTAATATTTTTTTTAGATCAGGATTAGATTTTTGTCTGCCTCCAGTTAAAGACCAAATTTTTGTATTTTTATTTTTACCAATAAAATTGTCTATTGTTGTTAAATTTAAAAATTGAGAATCTATGAAATTATTTTGTAATGCTAATGACATACAAACTTGGTCGAGTGCGTAAAGATTAGCCCGTTCGAACTTATCCATATCATCATTTATAGTGTTAAAATCTGTACTTTCTAATCGTTGATTATAAAGTTCTATAACTGTTTTAAGAAAAGACTGTTTTTCTTTATGTATATAAGAAATGTTTGCGCCGGTTTGTTTCCATAAATTGGTCTGATCAGGATAGTATAATATCCCTAATTTTTTTTCTTTCGGAATTTCTATCCGTTCAATAAAAATAATATCTGCATCTGTTATAAAAGCACTTTCTATCATTTTGTTGTCAAATAGATAATTTGTGATAAAATATCTTGAACAGAAATAATAACTTTTTAATTTATAAAAGTTTATATTAGTATCTATTGTTTCGGTACTGTACGATAAATTTATATCTATATCAACACTGTTGATTTTATTTAAAAAATCTTCATCAACATTAATAAAATGTATATGTACATCTAAATTATTTTTTTCACAAGATGCTAGATTGTAAATTCCATAGTTATTAAAAAAACTTTCGTCACATTGAAAAATTACAACAGATTTAGATTTTGGAGATTTTACTATTTTAATATTATTGAAAAAATCCTGCATTTGCCGCCCAGTCTCTATATTCTATGGTATTGAACTCTATGTCTTTGTTTACATACCAAGTTTCATAATGACATTCCCCGTACCATGCTTTTCTTCTTCTCATAGCAAAGACATTATCAACAGCAACTTTGTATCCTTGCTTGTCTAAGTATTCTTTAGCGACATTACAAGTTTCAGCGAACCCTTTTTCTTCTCGCCAGTAATCGTCGTGTTCGAATGTAATACAGTCAAATATAACTCCTTGATCTATAACATTTTTTAATGCTTCTAATGTTAATTCCGGAGGATTTATATCGCAACTTAGATAACCGATGCGCTGTGGAGAATCATACTTGTATGTTACAGCATCAGTATAGTAACAAGGATTAGTTCTGTTCTTAAGCCAATCTTCTTTGAATTTGTCATCAATTTCTAGACTTATTCCTGTCCAACCATTTTTTTCTAATATATATGTATTACTATAGTTAAAAGGGTCTGCGGCACCTATTTCGATATAGGTTTTATTTTTAGAAACTTCTAAAGCAAATAAATCTTGTCCAACTTGTGAATAATGCATTACTTCCTTTTATTTCCATTATGAAAAATTTCATCTTCGGTTACGACACGGAATCGGATACCTTGTTGCTTGCACCATTTACCAGCGGCTTCCCACTTGGCTAGATTTTTGATATATTGTTCTTGATTGTACCGGCTCTTTCCTACTTTTTCTCTTAGAGTGTGATTGCTTGGTTTTACTTCAACTAGTTCAGCGTGTTTCTTTTTATTTTTGTCTATGTAAACTATAAAAAAATCAGGAACATATATTGTTTGTTTTCCTGTTAACGGATCACGATATGGAATCTGTACACTTTCACTAGCCCATTTTTCTACACCTGGATGTTCGTCAAGCATACGCATAAAAACGAATTCCCAACTGGATCTAGATAGTGGAGTTTTCTTGCCTACATACTTTTCCGGATTCTTCATCTGGAAACGTCCTTGTGCAAACTTAACCATGATTAAGCGGCAATATTCCTTGCAATTTGTTCAGGATTTACAGGATCGGTTCTAAAACCTAATGTTGAAGTTTTTACTCTATTGTTGTTAAGTATTTCGCCAACCAGTCTACTTAATGACGCTTTATCATATCCCGATATAGTGTCGAGTATTTCAAATATTGGTGTACCATCTAATTTTGCTTGTTTTAGTAATACTGACGAAACTGTCAATGATGCTTCTTCACTGAATCCTTTTGCTGTAAAAAATGAATAAGATGCATCAACATCATTAGCATTAAATTCCAATGGTTCTTGACCGTAGCTGTCGAAAAACAATTTCGTACCAGCGGCACTGTCGTTAATAATGGTATTTGGTAAATTACTAGCCATATCTATCTTTTAAATGATTTTAATAATGATGGGGTTGTACTTGCAGAATTATTAGATTTTGGAAAAACAGAACCTATTGCACCACTTACAGTTGAAACCCCTCTTGCTACATTTTGAGGATTGCTTAAAATATTTACTGCTTCTGCTTTAAGACTGTCTTTACTTAATCCTTTTGCATTTTGATATGTATTTACAGTTTTAATTGCTGTTCCTAAGAATCCACCAAAACTACCAAAAGTTTTTCCTGATGATACATCACCAAAAATACTTTCTAATCCGTCTAACACACCGCCAGGGCCTAATAATGTTTCAGTTCCGCCACCTGCTACTGATAATGGACTAGGCACAGTATCGTAATGTAATGTTGCAAACCCTTTTGGTGATCCGAAAGACACTATTCCTGAAGAATATCGTACTGCTTCGTACTCTAGGGTCATGGCACTTTCAACAGTACCTGATCCTTCGCCATAATCTACGTCTCCGTGTTGCCAAGATTTAATTCGAGGATTTACTAGAGTGTAACCTACAAATCTTCTACGGCTCATGGTATAGATATTAACTGCTCTAAAGAACGGTGTAGATATATTATTGTCCATTCCGTAACGGAATCCATCTAACATAGTTTTTGCTGGTCTTAAATGATTAGCACCGTAAGCAGATTGAGGATTTGCTCTATCAGCTATGTAGTATCCATAATAGATAGCCCACATCGCATTGATAATTCCAGCGGCATCATCGTGCATTGTTATGTTTACTGGTTCATAATTTATCATTTGATACAGGATTTTTTTACGATTATATTGATTCATCGTTTTTGTATCAAAGTTGAATCTAGGAAGATCTGCTCTTTTCGCTAATAGCCCTGCTTCTAATATCTTAGTAGCGTCAAAGTTAGGTGCTTTAATTGCTGACTGATCTATTTCAAAATTTACATAAAAATTGAATTTAGTTCTAGGTGCAAGTCGCATTGTGTCATCAATGAACAACCTAGTAGCGTGTCTCCAGTCGCCCATAATCCCTTTAGGATTAGTTAAACCTGTGACAAAACCGTTTAGAAATCTTGTAAATTTATTGGCCATACTGTATTTATACCACAAAAAAAGCCCGGGTTTTAGTCCGGGCTCTTTCTAAGTTAATTACTATTAGCCTTGCTGACCTAAAGCGCCTGTTACTGCTTCTGTAGCTACTTGACGTCCAACTGCCGCTCCAATACCACCTTCTAGTGATACGTTTGTAGCATTTGCACCCCATTGTTCCATATTATCAAATCTGATAGTTAATGAAACTGTAACCGGATCGTTAGTGCCGTAGTTTAGATCATTAAAGTTAGTATTCATTAATATACAACCATACATATTTGTTGTCTCAAGAACTTGTGGTTCTAATTGAGCATTACCACCGTCTAAGATTTCAATTCTAGTTGTAAATTTGTAATCGATACCTGAACGTGCTGACGCTTGCTCAATGAAATCGAATTGTTTCTGTATTTGTTGTCCCACAAGTTTCTGAACTTCCCCACTAGCATCATCACGCAAATTAAGTGTGATTGTTTCAAACTGTGGTTTACCTGCTAGATAAACACGACTGTTATAAACCGGAATTTCAATTTCTTCAAAATTTACGGTTGGTCTTGTTACATCTATTACCTGCTTGGTTAATTCAGTAGCGGCCGCAACACCAAAACCTAACAGTGTCACCCGGAAGCGATACTTGAGTTTCGGCATCAACAACACTTGTGTTGTTGCGGCTCCATTTGTAGGTACTGTAAAGTTGTTAAGTGATGTTATAGGCATATCTTAAATCTCCCCTGTGTTTTTGACACGCAATGGTATGTAAATGAATTCAACTGCCTTAACTGGTTCAATCGCTATGTCTACCCACAACTCATTACGATCGATCCTTGCGGCTGTATTGTTCGTCTCATCACAAACCACGGCAAAGTCATACAAGGCTCTCAAACCTACTAGTTCTAGTAATAAGCTCTCAACTGCTTGTTTAACTTCGTCTCTTGTGATCTTGTCATTTGGTTCAAAGATGTATGGACGAGCAAGTTTGTCTAATTGGCTACGTAAATAAACAACTAAACGTGAAACATTGATTCGATCTAAAGCACTTGCATTTCTTGCCCGAGTTTTCTGACCAAAGTTAATCAGGCCAACACCGTTAAAAAATGTTATTGGGTTTACTTTAAGATTGTACAATGTATCTCTTTGTCCTTCGTTCAACGCTACTGTTTGGAATTCACCGGTTGATGCTTGAATATAACCTACTGAAGTAGCATTTGTGATACCACCACGTCTTGTACCAGCTGGTGCAAACCATGGATAAGAAGCGTTGTCGCTTAACGCTATAGTTTTTAACATCATGTGTGATGCTGGAACTACTGCGTTAGTACCACTTAGGTCTGTTGTGAATCCGTTTGGATAAAATACACCTATGTATTCATCATATGTTACTAAACCAGCATCGCTGTTATCTGTAACTAAATTAGCATTAGTGCCCCAATTTGTTAACGTTGTAGCATCAGATGCTAAACGTAATGGAGTATCACCAACTACAAACGCTGTTAATCCTCTATCAGTGTTTAAGTTCACTAAGTTAGTCATTACTTCTGGATAACCTGGACACGCAATAATGTTGAAATTTCTGCGTTCTTCGTCACGGATTTCTTGGCTAGTATCAATCGTTGATTTTAGTGCCGCTACAACAACTGCACGTTGTGCTTTACGACCAAATTGTCCTGATCCATCTTCTGCGTTTGGACTTGCAGTTACCCAACGATCTGTAGCATAACCAGACATTGATTGATTTCCATATCGTACATTTAGTGCTGTAGTATCAACATGATTGTTAGAATAACGTTTTACGTTACCATAACTTCTACGTGTATTCCATAGCAACATACCTTTTGGATATAAGTCCGGATCTGGGGAATCTACATCAACATAATCAGTTGATAATAGATCTATTATTGTTGCCGCTGTGTTACCAGTAGCACCAGAAGAACCAAATCTAGCATCAGCGAATAATATTCCATCTTCGGTAGTTTGATCTGTTACATCTACTGGATACCAACCTTCGTCTGCTGTTCCAGAATATTGATATCTATAAACTTTTGGAAAATCTTCTAAGTTAGAAGTATCAACCCAAATGTCGTTATCAGCTAAATTGCCACCATCGCTTCTGTCACCATCTGCTGGTTCTGTTGCAGATACTAGAGGACCTTCTGGATCAGTTGATGCATAAACATTTAAATATCCATCAAATTTATTACCGTCATGAACCATTAAATCAATTTCTCCAACTGTTGGATTATACCAAAGTTGTCCGTCTGCTGGTTCATTTGTTGGAGCAATAGATTTTGCTTTAAAATCGTAAGCCGCAAATGGTCTCCAATTAGTAGCTACCCAATCTTCATCAGCACCTGCTGGAAGTGCGTACATGTTAGTACCTTGTAATGTGTTAATGTTATATGCAGTAAACACATTTGCTACTGGTGTTGCTGTACCGTCTGTAATACGGAAATCACCACCTAGTTTATGGAAGATTAAAACTTTGTTATCAGCATTAACACTAGCTTCGACATTGGTAAAGCCCGCCGCATTAACTGCCGCCGCCATTAAATCTGCGTCAGCCGCAGTGCCTAATGCTGTGAAACTTACTGTTTTTGCTGTATCTACAGTTGCTGATGTTTTTAATGATTCTGCGATGGTAAATGTATTAGTACCACCTGTTAAGCTACCTGTAGTAATAACAGCCGAAGTCATTGTTGTATTGCCTGTATTAGCACGATACCATACTTTAAATTTAGCAGTTTCAGGTGTAGCATCATAACCGCTATGCTCTGAGCTATTAGTTTGTACAAATAATGAACCTATTGGAAGATTAACACCGCCTCCGGTTCTATCTAAGAAATAGTTAGCCGCTGTAGTTGAAGCATATAATGGAGCACTAGTTGAAACCCAAGTTTCTGTAGCTTCATTCCAAGAACTTACTCTCCAATTAGCACCACCGTTTGGTTGTGTTGTTTTAACCCATACACTTCCTGTTGGACGTGGATTTGAATCACCCGATTTCCATTCAGGAACGTTAGTATGTGCGGATTGTTGTAATGCTGGACCGTAGTATGTACCTGCTGTTAAACCTGTACCTGTTACAGTACCACCAATTACGATAGCATTTGATAATGTTGAGTCTGGGGTATCACCTTCATCGTTTGAAGCATTTGTATAAAGGTAAATCTTACCACTTACTGCTTTCGCTGTAACACCAGTTGCTTCATCAGTACCACCGATACCTAAACCGTTAATAGTTGCAACAACAGTGGTAATCGAAGCTGAAGCTGAAACTGAAACAGCAGTACCATTAATAGTTAATGTACCTCCTGTTGGTGTTCCAAAATTAGCACCTTGTACTGTAGGATGGCTTGACGCCCAATCATTACTACCAACTAGTACCCAGTCACCTGCCGCAACGCCTGCTTCGGTATTTCCAATTGACTTATACCAAAGTGTTGCTTCTTCTCTCGAAGCGGTAAATGTTCCTGTGCCATCTACTGTTTGAAAAACAATAGCATAATCACCGATAGCACCTACTGATGTTTTAGGAACTCCGCTTGCTACTTTTGCTTCATCGTCATCTGTTAATACTATTGGGGTTTTAGTTGCAAATCTTTGTCCACCTGAGGTTGAAGCTGATGCTCCATTCCATTCTTGGATCCCCCAAGTTGTAGTGGTAGTATCTACCCACCACTGACCATTTGTTGGATTCGCTCCCGGTATTGAGGTGTTTGGAGAAAGTTCATCTACGTTTACATCGGCTCTTACAACAAAGGCCGCATTTGACACGCCTAATAAGCTGTAAGCCGCTAATAAACCATATTCGTTTCTTTCTGAACCGTGTACTGGACTTGAAGAAACTGTTTTCTCAAAGAACGGTACTCCGTATATATCTGTTAATTCTCGTTGGCTAGTTACTTTGAACGCTTTGTTAACGTTAGCCTTTAATGTTGCTGAAGCAGTACCTGTGCCTGCCGCGTTTGCTTTATCTTGTCCTGTCGCTACAACGATAAGTGGTGTTGTGCCTGGTTCTGCAGGCGTATAAAAACTTTCGTCGATTACGCTGACTTCAACTCCTGGTGATGTTAGTGCCATTCCCATTTCTCCTGGTTACAGTGTTTCTCATTGTATTTAGTAGTATTTGTCAAAAATAGCTGTTTATACACGCAGATAAAGGGGAAGAAAAGGTGTAAATATTAGTATGAGACCATTATGTAAATGCGGTTTAAGACCCCGTGCAGTTAATTATAAGAAAGGTAACAAAATTTACTATCGTAAACTTTGTGAAGCCTGTATGACTAATGGGTTATATTATGGAATACCTAGATGGCAGAGGTTTGGATATAAGATGAAATCTCAATGTGAAAAATGCGGATTTCGTAGTCCTCATACACAAGTATTTCGGGTATTACACGTTGATGGAAATTTAGATAATTGCCGTCCTACAAATTTAAAAACAGTATGTGCTAATTGTATTGCGGTATTATCTAAAGAAGGTGTAGAATGGAAACTAGGAGATTTAGTTGCTGACAGCGACTTTTAAATTCTGTTCAACTTGTTTATAAAGATCTTCCATAGTTCCGTTGTTTTGTAAAATAGAATCAAACTCAGTACCAACCCAAGCCCATTCAGAACTGTGAATCTTACGATATTTCATTTCATTTAATCCTATATTGCTACCAAGATTTGCTTGTACAGCAGAATCATACCAATCAGGCAACTCACCTCGTTGTACCCAGATAATTTTTCCACCTGAATTTTTAATAGATTGAATTTCATTAGGAAACCGAACATCGCTAATAACTACATTATCTTTAGTTTGTCGTAATTTGTTTTCTAATGCCGCTATCCATATATCGTCATGGAATCCTTTACGACACACCTCAGTGCCCCAATACTGTAGCACCCATCTTGGAGTAAGAGTAGGCATCGCTAATCTTTTCGCCCACCATGGATCTATTTCTTCTCTCCACTCACGGGCTTGTTTAGTACGGCCTTCTAACATTGTTCGATCCCAACCGAATACAGCCGCTACTGAATCTTTTAGTGCGTTAGCAAAACTTTCTCTACGAAATTCATGCACATTAACGAGATAATCAGCGATAGTGTCTTTACCACTGCCAATGAAACCGCATACTCCAATAATCATAACTTTCCTCCAATAGTTTATTATACTATTGTGAAGTTATCGTGTCAAGTATTTTAACGGTATTTGTTAAGTCTTCTTACCAATTTGGTAGCTGTATTGATATTTTTAGTTCTAGATTGTCTGCGTGCTTGTTGTGGACCTGTTCTAGCACGTGTAGTTTTCATACGCTGTGCTTGTGCTACATCATATTGCTTGTAGCAGTCACTGGGATGTTTTACCTGTCTGCTTTTACGTGGTCCTGCTGGACAACGATATTTCATTTTAACAGTGCCGTGTCTAGGTGTAGTTTTACCTCTACCCCATACCATGGCTTCGTAAAATTCTTCTATGCCTTCTATCGCAAATTCTTTAAATTTCATATTATCCTATTAACCAGCTATAGCCGCCACCGCCTGCAACTGATGTTGTTAAATCTACAATCAACTGATCCATTTCTGCTTGTGCTTCTGCTTTTAGAGCAGGACCGTTAAGTGCGGTACCACCTTGTGGTCCAGCGATACTAGCAAATTTCTCACGTGCTTGTCCTATCATCATCTTACAATTTGCTAATGTATAATCCTTGATCCATTGTCCAGCATAAACATCATCTATCAATGTAAAGTCTGGTTTAGTATTATATGCCTGTATCATTACCTGTTCTTCTGTTCTTGGACGCTGTTGTATCACTAATTTTTTGTTCTGTGCGTTCCAGGTATAGTTGATAAAGCTACCAAACATTTTTCCTACTAATTCTTGATATTGGCTAAACAACTCATACGTTGCTAGTCCGCCCATGTTGGTCGAGCTTAACAAGTATGTATTTGTGTAAGCAAGATTAAATGGTTCAAATACTGTGCCGCCTTGTCCGCCGCCTGTACGTGATCCTACCGATCTACGAAATATCTGCCTTACCTGTTGTACTTCTTGAGGTAAGATATATTCATTCTGGTCTTGTATAAGATTGAGGAATAGATAACTTTCTTCAACTGCTCCGTCACTGCGCTGTCTATAGACGCCTAACGCTTTATCCAGTGCTGTTTCGTAATGTTCAGGATCTAATTCAACGTCAATCATGCCGTCACCTAATAAGGTACGACAATAATCATAGACTTTTTGTTTTGATTGGTCAACTTGGCTCATATAACTATTTATCTTTACATTATCTTTACGGTAAATACAAGTACTATGCCTAGATTAAGTTTATACCGCCCGGAAAGGGGCAACGATTACAAATTCATCGATAAAACCGCTTGGGAAATGTTCCAAGTAGGGGGTACTGATGTACTTATCCACAAATACATAGGACCTGGTGATTCTAATCAAGAAACGCCCACAACTCCTACGTATTCTAGCGACAGTCCGTTTAACATACAAGATCTATTGTTCTTAGAAAATCGAGATCGTAAATATGACGACGATGTCTATGTATTACGTGGAGTTTATAATGTACAAGACATTGATTTTAACCTAAGTCAGTTTGGTTTATTTTTACAAAATGATACAGTATTCATTACATTCCATATCAACGATACAGTTGAAAAA